AGCCGCTACACAAACGAACCGCTGTTTGAATGCGACTTGCCCGACGACACCCCCGCAGGACTGGGCACCCGTCACGCTTTGGAAAAAGCTACCTCCGCCGGGGCCAACCTCGCCGGGGCCAACCTCAACGGGATTTTGTTGGTGGGCGAACGTCCAATTTTTCAAATTGGCCCCATTGGGTCACGTTGCGCGTATTTCATGGCATACCTGACAACCGAAGGTGTGAAACTTCGGGCGGGCTGTTTCTTTGACACCGTGGAAAAATTCACAGAAAAACTGTCCAAAGAACACGGCGACAACACCCACGCGAAGGAATACCGGGCTGCGCTGGTTTTGATTGAAGCCCATGCCGAAATCTGGACACCTAAACAAGAGGCCGAAAAATGAATAGTCAAGACCTTCGAGATGCAGGCATTGCTCGTGTGTCCATTGGCCGCGAGGACTGGTTGGCCAAGGCGCGACGTACTGCAATCAGCGTTGCCAAGCGCAGTGGGCAGGTGAGCATCAATGATGTTCGCTTGTTTCTTGATCTGCCAGACGACTGTTCCCCTAATTTATGGGGGGCTGTTTTCAAGAGCAAAGATTTCGAGGCAGTAGGTTACTGCCAAGCCACCCACCCATCGGCCCACGCTCGGGTTGTTCGGGTTTACAAACTGAAGGAGCAAGCATGAAAGCACAAGGACTGGCACGAATCGGAAAAGACGCCGAGGTGCGATTTACACCAAATGGCACGGCTGTGGCCAATGTCACCCTGGCATTCACCTACGGCAAAAAGGGTGACGACGGCAAACGCCCGACGCAGTGGGTTGATGCCTCAATATGGGGCCAACGTGCCGAGCCGATGGCGCCTTACCTAACAAAAGGCAAGCAGATCGTCGCGTACCTGGAAGATGTGCACATCCAGACCTACACAAAAAACGACGGAACAACGAACGCCAAGATGGTCGCACGCCTGGCCGACTTTGAGTTTGTGTCTGAAGGTTCTGGCGATGGACAACGGACTGCACCAGCACAACGTCAGGCGCCAGCGCCAGCGCCAGCGCCACGACAGGCTGGCGGAGGGGGTTTCGAGAATATGAACGACGACATACCGTTTGCCGATCCCATGAAACGCCGAGCTTTTGCATTGTCAATTTAATTTTTGAGGAGAAACTATGAGCACACGCATTTACCTGGTCACCGACGTGGAGACCAACAAGCACCGCCTGATCCGCGCAAGCAACCAGGCCCAAGCCATCAAGTACGCCGCCCAGACCCGTTTCGACATCGAGGTGGCTGGCCAGGATGATCTGGTGAGCCTGCTTACTGGTGGCACGGCCATCGAGCTGGCTGGCGCTGGTGCGACGATGGACATGTTCGAGGAGACGATCGCCAACTCCGGAGGGACTGACTGATGCCGCCCGACAAGATCAAAGACCGCTACATGACGTTGCGGCTGCCTGCGGATGTGGAGATCGAGCTGCGGAAGATGGCCGAGGAGAACACCCGCACGCTGGCCGCGCAGATCCTGCATTGCATCAAGTTGGAGCTGGCACACCAGTCTGAGAAGGTGAAAGCATGACGAACTACGAACGCACCGAGGCCTGGTTGAAGGCCTGCGGCAAAGAGCCTGAAATAGAGAATCTGTCTGTGCAGATCGGCTGCCACCTTGAGGAGTTCTGCGAGTTCTTAGGGGCGCTGCGAAGCGACTCTGAGGGTTATGGCAAGTTGCTGGAGCGCACGCGCACCGATCTGGAGTGGTTCGCTGGCAAGTTGAAGCGTCGCGAGCAGTTCGTCTACATCCCGGTTCACCTGCGTATTGATGCCCTGGACGCTTTGTGCGATACCGAGGTCACTGGCAATGGCGTGGCTTACCTGGCCGGGATGAACAAGCCTGGGGCCGATCGTGCTGTGCTGGACTCGAACGACGCAAAGCTGGTCGATGGCAAGCCTGTGATTCTCGAGGGCGGGAAAATAGGAAAACCAGAGGGCTGGAAAGCGCCAGACATTCGGGGGTTCGTGTGAAGAAGGCCGGGAAGAAAAGCCCGGCCCAAAGGCCGAAGCGCTACACCATCCTTGACGAGATGATGGCAAGCCCGACCGAGCCGCTGCCGCTGGCCTGGAAAACGTACCAGCTCACCAGAATGTACGAAGGCCTGGCCGCCATGGAAAAAGCGCCAAGCCCCACGACAGACGACTGGCGCGTGGTGTCGGATGCGGTCAATTTGATGGAGACCCTGATCGAGACCATGCAAGTGTGCGAGGACAGTTCTGGCTTGCTGATGGATGCCATCACCGCGATGGCCCATGCTGGCCGCCGCAACACTGCCGGGGGCGCGATCCGGCTGGACGGAGCTGGCATCCAGGCCGTGCGTGCTGTGCTGGAGGATTACGCCTCGCTGCTGGATGTGCTGCCTGCAAGGGCCATGATTCGCTGCCACCGCCTGACTGAAAAGCGCCTGCATGAGCTGCTTGATGGCAAGCGCAAGCCGCATGATGTTGAGGTGACGTCGCTGTAAGGGTTTATCCCTATAAAATAAATTGTGTGATATTGTGGGAAATTATGTTATGATTCAGTCATCGCAACAAACCAAACCGGAGTAATCGATATGGCAGCAATCAAAACCCTCGCAGACGCACACAACGAACTGGCCTTGGCCAATAACGGCTACGTGATTGCTGCTTACCTTGAGCCCGAATTGCGCCGCCAGATGGAGCGCGTTTGCAAGCGCTGCAACGCTTTTGCTGGCCGTGTGCTGAACCACAACAACATCTTGGTCAAGGCTTACTTCACCTTGGAGGCCAAGGCCATTTACAAGCCTTTACCAGCACGTTTGGACGCTTAATCAACCGGGGCCACTGGCCCCACCTTTTAGGAGCAACCGACATGAAGAACTACACAACACCCCGTAACTTTGCAGACTGCACCTGGGTGCAAGGATATGGCCGCGCAGATCCGCTTTGGGAGCGCGTGGCTGGTTATGCCTTGGCTTTTGTAATTGGCGCTGGCATGGCCGCATTGCTGGTGGCATGGTGGTCGTCATGAGCTGCATGAATACCATGATGATGAACAGCCGCCAGGATGACGAGGACAGAGCTGAGCGACTGGCCTTTGCAATCGATGCGCGTGCTGCTGAACTGCTGACGCATGGCGAGGCGTGCGACCCGCTGGATGGCTTCAACATCTGCGAGGCTTATGGCGAAGCCACCACCAACGAAAAAATGGTCATGGCCAAGATGCTGGTTGAGCGCAAATTTGACCAGGCTGGGATCTTGCTGGACATGATTACAAAATCGTATTGGGCAAAGATGGCCGATGAGATGGCCAAAGAGGAGTTGTCATGATTGCAGAACTGAAAAAACTGTGGGCTACACCGAGTGCCGAGGCACTGGCCTTGCGCGAGCTGGAGGACAGCAAGCGCAGGCTGCTGGAGGCTCAGACAGCGCGTGAATACGCCGACTCTATGTGCAAGTACCGCGAGGCCCAAATCAAGCGCCTGACGGCCTATTTGCACAAGGCCACTGAGGAGCAGGCATGACCAAAGACGAAGCATTGAAGCTGGCACAAGACTACTTGACCGACCATCAAATTGGAGTACACATCATCACCGCCATCAAGCAAGCCCTTGCAGCACAGCCAGCTACCGAGAAATCCTCGGCAACTCAGCCTGTGCAGGAGCCGTCACCATTTGGTATTTTGTTTGCCGTGGAGCAAGCAATTGAAAACGGTGATTGCCCTATGGAAATTGAAATACAGTTTGACGCATACGAAGCCGAGCGTAGGGGGAAAAACAATGGATAAAGACAAACTTATTCGTATGGCAATTCAATGCCAGCTTGTGAATACAAGCAATCGTGAAGGTGTTTACATGGATTCTCTTGAAGCATTTGCCAAGCTGGTGCTTAAAGAGGCCGCAGCACGCGCAGCACAGCCAGCACCTGTGCAGGAGCCTGTGGCACTGGAAGCGGTCTACGAAACCATCATTAATTGGGATGAAGGCGGTGGCAAGCGCAGTCGTAGAGAACTGGCCCGGCGCATCGTTGATCTCTACACCACCCCACCCGCAGCACAGCGGCAATGGACTGACATCGACATTGACAAACTGTCCGTGCTGGCAGGGTTCGACCCATCCCACAAAGTCGAGCTTGGTCTTATCAGGTCGATCGTAAGAACAATCCTGCGCGGAAAAACCAAATGACCCAATGTAAACACCGCTGGCTGTTGACCCCATCGCCACATCGCACCCAGTACCACTACCAATGCGCCCGATGTGCTCAGGTGGCATGGGCCACGATCAAGGAGTCGTCGTGAACTGCTGTGATGAATATGGTGAATGCAACCAGGGCCGAAACTGCCCTGTGCGTGTGGCGAGAGTTGGGCAGCGTATGAAAACCGCTAACTCCCTGCCGCCAAGCATCTGGCGCAATCAACTTAGGCGGATGGCCTACTGGATGTTGATGGCCTTGATCGGCTTAATGGTGTGGCCGATGCTGGCTTATTTGGTCTTGCGGGCGTAGAACAAGGTGCGGTCACCGAACAGGTAGAAGCCCACGGCACCGGCAAAGTTGTCCACTGAGGCGCTGTCCATGTTGTTCAGTTTGAGTGAGGCCCACGTACCCAGCACAATCACGGCCACAGCCGGACGCATCAAGCGCACAGCAGCCTCAACCCACGGGTATGATGGGTTAGTGCCACCAGCATCGTTCATCGCTTTGAACATGCTCAGATCGAGTTCGCGCATCTTGACGTACTCGTCTACATTTACCGGTTTGTACGAGTCGGTCTGGATGAAACGACCGATCAGGGATTTCCCTAAGTCAACGGCCAATGGGCCAAGGGCTGCGAGGATGGTCAACGGTTCCATTACGGGTAGGCCTTTCGAGATAATTCAAAATGCGGCCCGTCTTTGAATGTGCTCCAGTCAGCTCCGCAAACAATCTTGACATCGAGCTGCTTGGCGGCCTCTTTCATGGCTTTGGCGATCTCATAGTACAGTGGCCAGTCCCAGCGCACTTCGTCATCGACCCAAGCCCCAAGATCGACCGCATGGCCGGTGATGTGGCGAGAGTTGAGGGTTTGGCTTGCGCCTGCCTCCATGAGCGTTTTTTGACGCTCAGGAGAACGCAGGCCTTCGAGCACGGTGAAGTCCACGGTCGTGATCTCAATGGCACGCTCTACAACTTTCACCAAGTCTGGGTGAATCCCTTTGAGGCGAGTTTTGGAGCGTGGGCCGAGCGTGAACATCAGTTTTTCCAGTGGCTGGCCACGAACCCGATGAAGGCAGAAAACGCCGAGGCGATGCTCATGCCAATCCAAAGCCCACCCTTGGAGCGATTGGCCAATGCCAGCAGCTCTTCAAGTTGGCGCTCCATTTTGTCAACCTTGCGATCCATGTCCTGGACTTTCTGCCAGAGCACGCCGTATTTAACCAAGTCGATCTCTCCATCTGCCATGACGTCGGCCTCCAGCATTTAGATGCCCTGGCCGGGCGTAACGTAGACGGTGGTCGCTGCAGCTGCAAGACCGCTGAAGAAGGTGTCCTTGTTGAATCGGATGATCTCCACAGCACCGGGCAACAGCACAACAGCGGGGGAGGGGTTGCCAGCGATGGGGGCGACTGCGTTGGCTGTGGCCTCTGCTGCACTTGCGCCAGTTCCCAGGAACACGGTGTTTGTGCCTGCGTTGACGAAGCGGTACTGGCCTGCGTTTTGCGGGTAAAAGCGAGCGCTAACTGGCGCTTGGATTCCGGCAAGTGCTGTCGCATCAGCAGCGACAACGATGGTTTCGCCAAGAGGCGAGAAAGCGATTTGCGAGTTTGTTGACATGATTGCTCCTTAAGGAAGAAGGCGCTTGTTCTTGCGCCGAGTGTAAATGTATCTGCCAAGCTGCGACGAAAAATCCCAGCCACTATTGTTGCCTGCGTCCACGTTGTTGTTTGTGGTGAAGGCTTGCCACACCGCACCGCCAGCGGCGTTGATGTCTTTGATTGTCAGGTAGCTGGCGCTTATTGTGCCGCTGGCCTGAGACAAAGTAGCCCAAGAGCCTGCGAGCGTGGACTGCAAGAATTTCTGTGTTGTTCCACTGGTCGCAAATGTCGTGACGGTGCTGGTTGCACCATTCTTCAGCTTGATCGTTCCTGATTCAAAAGTCAGAGTGTTTGCCAACGTCAAGGCATCTGCAAAACTGACAACACCAACCGCATTCACGGTCAAAGGACAACCGATTGAAACACCTGCCGAAGTGACAGTCTGTGTTGGTCTTCCCGAGAACGTAAGCGCTGCTGTTCCGTTAACCGTGACAGCAGAAATCAAAGTGACATCTTTGTAAATCACCAAAGCGCCACTGGTGAACGTCATTGCCAGCGTTCTTGTTGAAAAATCAAGCGTGCCGACTTGATACAGGTTGTTGATGGCGACGGTTGCACCAGCATTCAAACCAGTATTTTCAAAAATCGCCGTGTCTTGAGCCAGTGGGATGTTGTTCACGTTGACCGCGCCACCAGACGAAAGTGCCCATGCTGTTGAAGTCCAACTACCACCAGCAGCAAGGTTCCAGTATTTGCTGACGCCAGCCGCAAAAGTAATTCCAGTATTTCCAAGGCAATTGCCAAGGCGAGTTCCAGACCATGGTGCAGATGCGCCGGTTGCTGTAATGTCTCGGAAATCCACATCAGCCAATGCCGCAACAGCGGCAACAGTCAGCGTTCTTGAAGTGCCAACCACATCACTCGACACAACGATTCTGCGGATAGAAGTATTGGCTGCGCCAAAAGTCAATGTGCCAGAGATGGTCTGATTCGCGCCAAAAAACACACGGGTCGATCTTGTGCCTGTGGTGCTGGTAACGCTGAAGTTGTTGAACGTGTTTGCACCATTAATCGTTTTCAGACTTGCGCCTGTGGTGGTAAATGACACGTTGTAGAACGTAAGACCGCCACCTGAAAATGTCGGGTTGGCACCAGAGCAGGTGATTGTGGATGTTCCCGAGTTCAGTGAGAAATTTGTGGGCGTTGAAAAATCAAGACACGTTGAAGCAGATGTAATGGTGACGGCAGACGAACCAAGATTAAGGCTTCTAGTGTTTGTGTTGCTGGATACCAAACTGGCCGCAGTGACCGCGAAGTTGGCAGTTGCAAACGCGCCATTGGTTAGCGTGATATTGCCAGTCACGGTCAATGCGCTGCCGAGCGTCCAACCACCACCAACTCCATCAAAAATGACAGCGCCACCAGTCAAGGTAACGCCATTGGTTGTGATCGTTTTTCCTGTGCTGGTGGCTGCAAAGGTGATCGTGCCAGTGTAAGTTCTGGACAGGTTTGCAGCAGGAAACGTGAGACTTCCATGCACAGTCCAAGCAGCAGAACCGGCCAGCGTCATTACGCCGTCTAGCGCACCGCCAGCGCCTCCAGTGCTGAAGTCTCGGCAAACTGCACCTGCGCCAATCGTGACCGCAAATGGAAGCAACAGCGTATTAGATGCAGCATCAAAGACAACATCGTCAGCAGCCGTTGGTGCAGCTGCGCCTCCAGCGCCACCGGACGAATCCGCCCAGTTTGACGTGGTGCTCGCGTCCCATGTTCCGTCACCACCAACCCAGTATTTTGTCGCCATGCTTATTCCTCCACAGACTGCGGAGCAACCGCATCCAGCCAAGCATTGAAGCGCCACTGCTTGAGCTTGTCGATTTCAGCTTCAGACAACCCGTGGTCATCTGGCAACTCAATCGCATCTCGAAACACCAGATCGTCTTTCGTCATTTCAAATTCGATTCTCATGCTGGCCTCACTTGAGCAGACAGAAGGCGACTGCGTACCCTTTGGCAGCGTCGAACGGTTTGCGGATTTCCATGCAGCTCATATTGGTCGCAGTGGTCGAATTGACACCAGTACCACCATTACCAGCGGCAATGAAGTCACCGACTTGCACATCAGCACCGACACGGACATGCACCTGACCAAGCAGGCCCACGCAAGTCCACTCGTCGGGGCGTTCGCTGCGCGGCACGTTTTCCAACTCAGGCTTGTAGTCTGGATTTTCAATTGGCACAGATACCATCGGCTGCGGATTCGGATTCGAAATCAAAGGGCAATCAGCCATCGTTTCGTCATCGCCAATCGGACGCCAGCTTGGGTCTTTGACCATCGGTTGCCAGTCTGGATCAAGAATGTCGTGATACAACATCTCACCGAACTCGCCGGTCAAGTAACGCTGCGACCAAGTGAACGGGCTGTCACCAGCGGCAATCGACGCAGTAGCCGAAACCACACCAAGGATTGCGTCACCTTGCTGGGTCGGTTTTACCTTACGGCCTTCAAGCGACACCAGTGTGCCAAGAGCAATCGCACCGTTGTCGAGGTTTTCAAAATACTCGGCGTAGTCGGTGAAGATCGCGCTTTGTGTCAGTGTTCCGGCAATGCTCATGTTGCCGTTGGCGAACATGTGAAACTTGCGGTTTGCTGTGCTTGGACTACCGGACACAGCATCGCCAAAAGCAAAAGATCGTGTTTGATTATTGATTGTTCGACGACCAAACACCAACGCTCCGTCTGCTGTTGCTTGGCTATTGTTGCCAGCCACAACCGCAGAGCCGACACCACTTGCCGTTGATCCATTAGATGCGAGAACAGCGGATTGAGCGCCGGAGGCAGTTCCTGTATCACTTGCCAACTGACCTGCATTCTCGCCACTGGTCGTTCCGTTAGAAGACGCAACTGATGCCGACCTCAGACCGCTGGTTGTTTGGGTAAAGGTTGCAAAGTTGCCTGAAGTCTCGCCTGATGTAACCGAAGCCGATGTTGCTACGTTTGCGGAAAAGTCACCCGTGTCATTATCAACAGTGGCATCAACTCGGCTCGAATAACCAGACCCACCAGAAGATAGCGTAATGGATGTAATACCACCTGTGCCATTGATAGTTGCGACAGTAGCCGTTGCACCAGCACCTGAACCAGAACGGTCAAAGAACCTAAGCGCATCACCAACAAGGTAGTTTGCGCCAGCACTATTGATTGCAATTGCAGTAACAGCGCCAGTTGTTACAGTGACCGTAAATCTTGCGCCGCCACCTCGTCCTGCGTATGAGCCAGTAGACGCAAAGTTGGCAGAGTTTCGGCCAGTTGCATATGATGACCTAGCCGCAATGTTTGCATTGGATTCGTTTTCGCAACCAGAGTAAATTGAGGCAAGGTTAATTCCTCGGAAACCACCCCAAACCCAGCATTCCTCAGATGCCATATTTGCAGACTGTGGAACCCACGCCAAAGACTGGCGAGAAGAATAATTGCCCGAAACATTGCCTTTGGCCCAAGAATAAATAGAGCCAATATTGACAGCACGAACAAACTCAGATCGGCAGTTTTCACTTGCATCGACAAGCAATGTGTCTGTATTTGTTCTGCCACTAATTGTTGGCAATGGAATTACACCGCCAGAATATGCGGAATCAACACCACCAGTGTCTGTTGAACTTGAAATAGCAGCTTTGTCTTGCGCCGCTTCGATAGTCAAACCACCAACAATAAAATTTCCGTTGACGTATGTGTTGCCTGTTGGGTATGCGTTAACCAAATAAGTTTCACCGGCTAGATCAATGATCTGACCTGTATAAACAGACTCAAGATCAGCAAACGCCATTGTGTCGTTAAACGCACCATCTCCAACTGCACCGAAATCTGGAGGGGTAACATATTCCTCCAGTTTCTCTTGGACGTTTCTGGTATCAGCAGGAGCCGTTGCGCCTGCCTGAGTGAATGACACATCGGCTGCGGCAATATTTACAACAGCTTCGCTATAACGTTCGGTGGTCGCTGGTGCGCTGTATACCAAACTGCCTTTGCTGTCTTGAACTCGGATGCTGTAGTCGCTGTTGACGTACAGACGGCCAGGCGTGCCGTTGCGTGATGGGTAGCCGTTGAGCGTGCGGATGGGCTGGGCTGCGGGAATGGTGAGGGCTGCGTCCCAGTAGACGTTGATTGGGTTGCCTTGGGGGTCGAGGTTGGCTGCGCCAATCCAGATGTAACCGTTCTCCAATGGCAAGCCATCCGTCTCGGTGAAGACCGGGTAGGTTGGCTGGATGCTGAGTGCGGACATTTACTGGTTCTCCTGGATGGTGGATTGTCGCTCAAGGCTGCACGGGTGGCAATGCGTTGAGGGCTTCATTGATTCTGGCCTTGGTGCGCCCTTCCTGGCGCATCTTAATGATCTGACGCAGGCCAGAAGCTACTGGCAATGGCAGGCCTGTGAGTGCGCCTGTGGCCCCAGCTTCTGCCATGGCGGCGAGGAGCGTTCCTGCTGTGCCTGAGCTATTGACCAGCGTGCCTGGTGGCACTGTGGTGACATAGCGCACCACGTCATCCAGATCGCGCACGGTCTGTGCATTTTTCTTTCCGAGCAGCACATCCAGACGGCCATTGGCGTCGAGGGCTTGAACGGATTGATGCAGCTTGGCTGGAGAGATCATGGGGCGGTCTTGCGAGTCCATGCCCATGCCCTTAGTTGTCTCATCTCTGAGGTGACGCACGGTGGCCCCTTGCAGTTCTTTCCATGCCTGCTGGCCATCTTTTCCGCTGGTGACCAAGACACGCTTCAAGAACGTGATTTCCTCTGGTGAAGAGTTCAGCACGGACTTGCGAAAAACCTGGTCGGCTGCGACCTGAGGATCTTCCATGCCTTTGCGGTTCTTGATGAGACGGGCAACGATGGCGCGGTTCTCGAACTTGCGTGCCTGGTCGATACGGGTCTGACGGGCTTTTTTGTAGAGGTCGCCGCCCATGCCTTCGGTCTCAACGTCAAAGACCCGGCGCAGGCTGCCGCCATGAAACTGGTCTGCACCCTCAAAGCCTGCACGCTGGAAGGTCTGGCGCAGGCTTTCTGCTTGGCGCAAGGTGACGGGTTGGGCCACCAGTCTTCCGTCTGCATCTGGGACTGCTGCACCGATTGCGATGGCCTTCTGCTGGGCTGCCTTGAGGACGGGAGCCAGATCGCCCTCTGGAATGTTCTCATTGATGTAGTCCACCACCGAGTTAAGGGTGACGTTGTTCTCCAGTTCGCCAGCTTTTTCGGCTGCTTTGTAAGCTGCACGAGTCCGGTTCTTGGCTGCTGTGAGGCCTTCGGTCAAGGACTTGACGACAGCGCCTCCAGTGCTGGACAAGTCCATGAGCTGGGCATCGGTCATGTCAACCAGGGCATCAAAGTTCTGCAAGGCTTGCAAGTTGTTTTCCTCGGCACGCTGACGCAGGGGGCCGCCCAGATCGCTCTTGATCTGTTCCTTCTCAAAAGCCAGCTGCTGCGCATCTCTGGTGGCCGCGCCTTTGGTAAGGGTAACGGGCACTGGCAGGCCTTCCGCTGTGGTGGTGCGTCGTAAAACCTCTGGGGTTGCCGCTGCACCACCTGATGCTCTTGTTGGTGGCTTACCAACAATTTTAAAGGCTGGTGCTCTTGCTCCGGGTCCATATACAGATCCATCTTCGAGTGTCCCAGCAATATTTCTTTCGATCTTATAACCACGTTTTTCTAATGCTTCATAGATGCGAACAGCAGGTGCCTCAACTGTGAAATCACTGCTTACAACTTTGCCTTTTTGAAGTAGTGGATCAATCAATGACTGATACAACTTTAAACCCTCTCCTTTACCTCTTGATGCCTCATCAACTTCTGCATAGTTTATTTTTATGCCATCTGGTGTTTTTATTCCACCAACTTTTCCGACTGGACTCTCTGCCATTAGATAAGTATCAGTCTCGCTTAGTGAAACTGGTGTCATTGATGCACCACTTGAGACACGCGCACCGGCTGCTGGGGCTGTGGTGGCCACGGCTGGGGTCTCCATGCCCAAGGTCTCGCGCACGGCTGTGGTGGCCGCTTGCACTGGCCTTGCGATGGCTTGGCCTGTTGCTGTGGCTACACGCTGGCCTGCTGCTGTTCCGATCTGACGGACTGCGCCTACGGTTGGGGCTGCGGTGCGTGCGGCTTGCATGACAGCGCCTGGGGCTGCGATTGCAGGCAGAACTGGTGGGAGGACGTTGGCCAGGACTTGGCCCACCGCTTGCACCTGCTCTTGGCCAGCTTGGGTGCGTGGCTGGTAGGTGAGCGCTTGTGCACCTTTTGCTGCGGCTTGCTCGACCGCACGCATGGCTTCTGGTGTGCCGAACTGACCGGAGAGGATCTGCTGGGACAAGCCCTGGAGAGTTCCGGCCAAAGTTCCTAGCGTGCCACCGACTGCGCCAGTGCTAAGGGTTAGGGCTGTTTCGCCAGCTCCTACGATCTGATCCATCACGCCTGGCTGCTGTGGTGCTGGTTTGTTTTGTTGCTGGAAAGTGGCGGTCGTTTTTGCGCCCTTGGCGAGCTGATAGGCCTGCGCCACGGTGTCAAACTCTGGTGTCCCGCGCTTGGCTGAATTTTTGACAATCCAGGCTGCGTATTCGTCGGCTGTTGCCATTTAGCGACCCCCGCTCAGAATTGCATCGGCTTGCGACCGGATGTTGCTTTGTGCTGCCGCTGGTCGTGGCGTGCGATCTGTTGGGATTTGATCGACGAGTGGCGATTGCGTAGTTGGCGCGTAACGCTTGGACACATCACCGACGATGCGCTGTGAAAAGTCGTTGAAGGTTTCGCCCGGCTTGGTTGCATAGTCGCCAGCAACAAACGTGCCTTTGGCGCGGGTGAGTGCGCCGTTGTTTTGGGCAAGCCAGTCGGTTTTGGCGTTGTTGATGGATGCGTCAACGTCTTGCAGTTTGGCCATGCCGCGCAAGAAGGCTGATAGATCGGTGGCTGAGGCGTTGTCGCTGGGAAAGCCTTTGAGGGCCATTGCAATGTCTTTGTCTGTGGCTGGGCCTGGTGGCAAGGACTTGATGGCCGCCGTGTTGCGCAGGCGTGTGTATTCTTGGCGCAGTTGCGTCATGCCGCCCTGGAAGCCTGCGCCCTTCTTCAAGAAGTCCGAGGCGCTGGAAAATACACCGTAGCCACCACCAGAAGAATCCAAGCGCTTTGCCAAGTCGTTGAACTGGTCGGCCGATTGCTTGGAGGTTGCGGCCAGTGTCGCGGATTCGTTGATGAGCTTGCGCGTGTCTGCCGGGATGTCGCTCAAGTTCTTTTGGATGCTGGACATTTTCTCAGCCACTGTGGCGGCTGTGGTTTGTGTGTCCAAGTTCAAACGAGCAGAACGGTCGCCGATCTGGCTTTGCAGGTTCTTGACGCTCCAGTTTTTCTCATTCAGTCCGGCTTGTTGCAGGCGCTCGGCAAATGCGGCTTCGACTGCGGCTTTGTCGGCCTCTGATGCAGCGCGTTTGGCCTCTGCTTGTGCTTTTCCCAATGCTGACGGGGCCATTTCCTCAGCGCGTGCCGTAACGAGGCCTTTGTCGATGGTCTCGAACATCTCTTTAGCGCCGGGGATGCCTGCCGAGCTTTGCACCAGTGCTTTGAAGGCAACACCTGGGCCCTTGGCCGGGTCTGCTGCGGCTTCGGCCATGCGCTCGAACAGGGTGGCATCGTCTTCGTCGCCAGAGTTGCGTGCGGCCACGGCGCGGTCTTGCAGCAGTTTGATGCCGGTTTGCGGGTTGGCTTGCAATGCGGACAGAATTTGACCCGTCGATTTCAGCACGCCTTGCTGTTGCTCTTTGCTGATGCCTTCCATGTAGGGCAGGAACGCTTTGGATTGCTCGGGCGTGAGCAGAGAAGCGTACCGTGCTGCATCGCGCATGGTGGGCTTAGGGTTGTTGAAAAACAACGCTTGTTCTTGCGCGGCCAGTTGCTGTTGCTGCTGTTGGCGTGCGACTTGTGCGCGTTTGGCTTCGAGGTCGGCCAAGCCTGCGCCGAGTTCAACGCCTTGGACTGCCTGGGCAAAGGGGTCGGCGACTTGTTGCAAATAGTTGATGGGTTGCATGTTGGTTTTTCCTTAGAACCCGCTGATGGCTGCGTAGTCGGCCTGCGACATGGTGGTGGGGCCAGCAACTGCCGTGCCGCCGAATGGACTGCCGCCGCCGAACACTTTGCCAAAGCCGCCAGCGCCTTGGATTGCGCCAAAGGCTTTGCTAATGCCGCCTGTGAGTGCGCCTTGTTGCCCCAAGATACCACCAGCTTGCGCCGCGCCTTGTTCGCCGAGCAGTGTGGCCACGTTGCGGCCAGTGGTCAGGCCTGCATTGCCCACGCCTGCGGCTGCGTTCTGGCCGAGGGCTGAGAGGCCGCCAAGACGCTCGTATTGCTGATTGATGAGGCTGGACAACAAGGCGGGGCGAAACTGAGCCAATGCGCCTTGCACGTTGCCACCGCGCAGGCCACCAGTGGCCGATGCGTTTTGCAAGATGGCGTTCTCGCCTTGCTGTTGCAGGGCTTGGAACTGTGGGCCGCCTTGCAGGGCTGTGATGGCTTGCTGTTGGGCTTGTGGTGTGCCCATGCCGATTAAGGCTTGCTGCTGTGTGAGTGCGCCAGCGCCAGCCTCTGTGTAGGGCTGCAAGAGCTTTTGAACGGCATCGAACTGTCGGCGCTGTTCGTTGATGCCTGCTTGCGCTGATTGCTGTTGGACTGCTGAGGCTTCGCCTGCGGACTCGCCGCCTTCGATTGCGCCGCCAAGTGCCGAGCCGATAGTGCCGCCGATGGGGCCGCCTAAAAATGTTCCGGCAATGCCGCCGAGTGCGCTAAGTAAACCCATAAAAACACCTCAATATTCATTGGATGCCGCTGGTAGCATTTTCCTCAGCGGCTCGATTTTCCCACATTTTGACGAACCGTCAATCTTCCATCTCAAACTCGCGTTCCTCCCATGCCTGGCATGAGCGCAGGTCGTGGCAGATGAAGTCGAATTTGTTGCAGTAGCCACGGAATCCTGCGCCTGTGTCCCAGTCGTTGCGCGGGATGCGCTCCATCTGGGCTTGGGTTATGGTGCTGTTGTCGTAATACTCGCAGTTGCTGCACCGACGACGACGGGCTTCTTTCTCGTCAACTTGCATGGCCTTGCCGAGCGCGACCCAGTAGACCTTATTGGCCGTTGGCTCGTTGCTGGGCTTCTCGGGGCCGAGCAACCAGTCGTCGATGACGGTCTGGGTGTTCTTTTTGTTCTCGGCTGTGGTGATGAATTCTTCGCTTGTTGGCAGGCCAGCGAAGCCCTTGGGGATGACCAAAAAGTCTTTCATGTGGTGCTCTTTCAAACAATCTCGCGGCCCGAGGCGCGGATGGTCAACGATGTGGCCGCGCTGGCAATGGTGCTGATATAGCCGCCGGATTCGAGGGCTTGGCCGACCAGCTCGGGGCAGGTGTAGGTCTCATCGGGTGCGATGGCGCGGGTGTCCAGAATCAGGTTGGCAGCGTCTGGGCTGCCGCCGCTGGTCACCAGATTGACACTGATGGTCACGTTGCCTGCGGTGGTGTTGGTGATGGTGAATTTGTCGATGATGGCCTTGCAGTTGATGGCCGTGTACTGCGTTGTTTGCGCGTTTTCGGCTTGCTTGGCTGGTATCAAAACTTTGATTGAGACTGTCATTGTGCTGATTCCTTACTGTTGAACCTGAGTGACTGAAAGCACCACCGCTGGGGCGGCTGGTGCAAAGGCTGTGGCGGCCACGTTTTCGACCGTCACGTTGGTGCTGTCGGCTGCAAAGGCAAGCTCGATGTATTCGTTGGCTGCGAGGGAGACGGTCTCGTTGAGCGCGATGGGGATGTAACCGTTGTTCAGGTCTGAGGTGACGAGGCGTGCGCTGTTTGCGATGGCCGTGCCGTTCTTTTTGAACCAAACCCAGATGTTCTTGGCCGACGAGCTGCCGCTGGTCAGTTGCACGGTGGCTTCGAATTGATAGAGGCCGGACTGGGGAACAACGATGCGGCTGGCTGGGGTTCCGATGGTCACGCCGTTGCTGATTTGGGCGCTGTCGAAGGTAAGCAAATATTCGGTGTTGATGACGGCGGGTGTCTGGTCTGTGGTCTTGCTGAACACGCCGTAATACTGCATTTGCTGAATGGTGGGGCGCACGAAGATAACGCCGGTCGTTGCGTTGGAGGTGATGCAAGCCGCCACGGGGATGACGTTATCGGGGGCGGTTGGCTTGATGTTGGTCAGTGCACCGGCCACGGTGGGGCTGGCGTAAAGCATTTCACCAGAGGCGAAGGCGCTGGTGTCAACGTCACGAACGAAGCCCCACGTGGTGCAGTAGCCCTTTTGCCCGCTGTCGGGTAGGTCGTGCGTCATCACTCCCAAGATGTAGAGCGTTGGCGTTGAGCCGTCGGCCAAGTAAGGAGCGACTGACAGCGTGTTGTTTGCGCCGACGCCAACAAACCCGACCACCGTTCCATTGGGAATGGTCACGCCGGTGGTGTTCTCCACTCGGGCATAGGTCTCCATGCCGATTTGTTGGATGACGCCGTATTCCATGCCGATCTCGATGGTCTGGTCGTCGTCATTCCAAGCCATCCTACGGATGCGGTCTACGTGTGGTGCTTTTGCATCGAAGTCGATGTAATCAGTCACCACCGAGTTGTTGTTCTCGATGACTGGTGCTGTGGCCAGCAATTCCAAGGACTGAGCAATCCTGCTGATCTGGGCCAGAGCCTCATTTGCTGTGGCCGCTGCTGTGTCTGCCTGGAACTCGAAGTCAGTGCCCGCGATGACTTGCAGCTCATCGACGACCGAGAACAGCAATTCAAACTGCCTGATCTGCTGCTGGTCGGTCAGGAACGCCGCGAGCTGGTCGCGGGTCAGGTTGAGCCTGCGGGAAACGGGTGCGGTTGCCATCAGTATGCCAATGCCTCGATCTGTGCCTCAAGGCGAACAAAAGAGATGTGCGCGTCGCTGTCGCCACGGAAGCGCTGGATTCTCCAGTTGCGCATGTGGCCCTGCTGAAACCACGCGAGGCGCTTGGCGGTGTTGCCTGTGGTGCCAACTGCGACGCTGCGATCCTGACTCCATGCGAGTCCATTGACGCTGTAGCTGGTGCTGATCTGTGGGTTTTTTCCAAGCGTCACGCTGCCGGTCAAACTGACCAGCTCAAGGCGGTTGAAGATCGCGCCGTTGCCTTCGTTGTAGGCGATGAGCGTGCCGAATTCCCAGCGCACTTGCTGGCCCCAATGGTGGCTGGTGTCTTGCACTAGGTAGCCGATGGCGCTGCTTTGTGGGTCGCCCACAAGCCACTTGTCGTAGCACCAGACCATGTTACGTGCGCGGTACTGCGAGAAATCGACCACGGCTGTGGTGAGGGTAAACCAGACCTGATCGCCAAGCGCCTCAGATGCGGATGCGTCATAGACCACGGTGCGATCTGGCAGGTGGACGTAGAGGTGCTGGTGGTTTTTGTCGTTGCGTGCTTCTAACTTGACAGTGGACAGTTGCGCCTCGGTATAGGTCAGGAGCAGGTTGTCGATTTCCTGCGTGCTGATCTTCTGGGTGGTGGCTGCTGCGCCTAGGTAGATGCCTGGGGCCTCATTGCGTCCACCGCCAAGAAAAGCGATGCGCTCCAAGTAGACGCAGCACGCTTGTGTGCCAATCACGCCCTTTTGGACTTGAGCGCCATCGATGCGTGCGAATGGGAATAGCTCGCCGCCCACGTTGTCGAACACCTCGATAGTGTTGCGGTTGAGGGCGTAAATTTCGTTGCGGAGCTTGAGCATGGCCACCACTGGGTCTGGGTCCACCTCTGAGCTGCCGTATTTAAGCGGGTTGACCTGGGTCGGGTCGGTTAGCTCGGTGACGATGAGGAATTCGCCATCAGTAGTCATGAAATAACCATCCACCCAGCAAAAGTCCAGCACGACGCCAAGATCTGGGTCTGTGTTTTGCGTGAGTGTGGATGCAACCGGATCCCAGAAGTACAAGCGGCCACCGGATGCGATGGCCAGCAGCTCGAAGCTGTAGTCCATGGTCACCAGCTGGGTGGTGGGGCCACCTACATCGCCCAGCACTGTAACCGCGCCATTGCTGGCAATGGACACCAGCTTTGTGCCCATGACCCGATAGCAGACGCCGTTCCAGTTGATGCCGCCACGGTCTGTGCCTGGGCCTGTGCCGTTGGCCACGATGCCGTCACCAGGGCGCAAAAAGCCGTTACTGATGCCGGACTGCTTTGGCACTGGCACCATGTTGACCGGGTAGGCCGTGCGCAGCTCTGGGGTGCTGTCAGCATAGATGCCGTTGAGAATTGGGATTTGCATGGCTTACCACTTGACCTTGTTGGCCCAATACGCTGCGCTCAGTTTGCCCTTGGCAATATTGTCAGCGTGCCGAGCTTTGAATGATTCGCGCCGCGCTTGGCTGGCCTTGGATTCGCCCTCTTTTTTAGGAGAGCCGGACACGCCTTGCTGACCGAAGCGGATGGTTTTCACTTGGTCGCCCGACTTGGCCACAACGACGTGGCTTTTGGTGGGGTGGCTTGGCGTGGCCTTGGGCTTGTTGTAGCCCGAGACCCCGGCACGGGCAAGGCGTGTGTCTTTGGTGGCCATGGCTTACCCGACGCGATACCAGCTGTTGGTGGATTGGTAGAAGCGCACTGTAAAGAAGGCATTGGCTGCGAGCGTGGTGGGTGCGCCGTAGGCGTTGGCCGCGCCGTTCAGGGCCAGCGTGAAGGCGGTGATTTCCTGAGTGGTTGTCACCAGCACCTGCATACCGTCTGGTGTGCCGGTGTTCAATGGCAGAGTGATGGTGCCAGCGGCTAGAGTGCCAGCAGGCTGGATGACCATCCATTGTTGCTCGCTGACGGGCGTGGGCACGGTGACGTTGAAGCCTGTGCCTGGTGTGTAGAGGTTCGTGGCCACGGTGGGGGCTGCGAACGCTGTTTGGAAGTAGGTCAGCAGCTGGGTAATGGAGACTTTGCGAGCGTCGCCATTGTTTTGGCTGTATACCGGGAGCTGATCGCCGCCGCTGATTTGGCTGATGCCCGAGAGTTGGTTGATCGTTGGCATGGGTGTCTTTCAGTTGAATTCGAGGGGGCCATCGCCACCGGCCAAGACGGGCTCGACGGGTTGGCGCAGGAATGGGCTGTCGTAGTTGCGCCAGGGCTGGTTGCCTGCGCCTGCGGGCATGGTGCCTGGCAGTTGTTGTTGCACGGGCATGGCCGCGATAGACAAAAGCGTGTTGTACGACTCTTTGGCTGTGGCCTTGGTGTCGGGCATGACCTGCTTGCCGTAGCTGGGCGCGAGCTTGATGCCGAAGTTGGTGTAGATGGCTTCGTTGGCGCGGTCGGGCACGTTGGTTTGCTCGTCCAAGTCGCTGTCTTGTGGGCTGGATGGCAGAGGGTAGCCGAGGCGGATGCCGAGGGCGTTCCATGCGGCCATCATGGTGTCCAAGCGCCGAAGGGCGGATTGCATTTGCTCGGGTGTGAGGTCAAAGGCGTAGGAGGCCAGCCCGATCTCGTCGAAGGCTTGCTCGATAAATTGGCGCTTGGTCCATCCCATTGTCATTCTCCAGTTGGCGCGGAAAGTCTGTCCTGGATCAATTGTCCCAGCTTTTTGTCTTTAGTGCGACCGTCGAAGCGGATGCCGAGCTCGGTGGCTTTGGCCTCCAGCTCTGTGCGGGTGGGGGCTGCGTTGTCGTCGATTGGCTCGGGCTCGACCTCGGGCGTTGCTGTGGCCGCTTCCTGGGCCTTTTCGCGCCAGTCCAAGGGCTTGGCTGCTTTTTTCTTTTTGACGGGCTGGATGGCCCATTTTGGCCGCGCCTTGGTGATGCCGTTGGCTTTGTCGCCAGCGGCTGCGATGGCTTCAGCGGATGAGAGGAACCAGCCGTCGGCGAGTTTGGCTTCAAGATCTTCTTGGGTCTTGATGCCGATGTATTTGTAGGTGCCGCCGCCGGGCTTTTTGTTGTCGCCAGGGCTGCGGTAGACCATTGTAGGGAGGGTGCTCATTTCTTGGCTTTCTTGGGCGCTTTGCTGGGCTTGCCTGCTGCCTTGGCTGCTTTGGTGGCTGTGCTGAGGGCGATGGCCACGGCTTGCTTTTGGGGCTTGCCTGCTTTCATCTCTTTGGAGACGTTTTTTCTCGATGGATTTGGCTGAATAGCCTTTGGTCAATGGCATTGGGTGATCCTATGGAAAAAGGGGGGCCGAAGCCCCCCGATTTAAGCCCTATCAGGCTTGGTTGAACAACAAGATGCCGGACATTTCTGGTTGCTTGTTGACCACGCCAAAGAGCGTGTCCATGCGGTACTTGATCGTCATGGTGTCGATGTCGTACCACTTCTGCATCACCAGTTCGATGCCTTGGTCGGTGGTGGCGCGCATCACTGCGGTGCCAGCGTCCGAAGGCACGGCGTAGCGACCGGGCAAGATTTCCAGAGCGTCACGCTGCCAGAACACGTTGATGTTCGAGGCGGCCACGTTGAGCCAGTTGATGGCTGCGGTTGCGGACTCGCTCACCACTTCGACGTTCTTGTATTGCAGTTCTGCATCGGTCGGTGTGCTTGTAGCGCCGATGATTGGAGGGCTGATAACCAAGGTGGTGCCACCGGCTGGGACGCTGATGACGCGGAACGTCTTGAGCTGGCCTGTGGATTGCTTGGTGATGTGGTGCACGGCCTGGATGCCGTCGATGGTGAAGCAGTCGCCTGCGACAACGCCGACAGAGTTGGACACGGTGACGGTCTGGTAGCGGTTGTCCACGTTGATCTGGCCGCCCACGGATGTGGAGGTGGCCTGGGGCACGTAGTCAACTTGCGAGCCGTTTGTGGCGATGGTAGTGACACCACCAGCAGCAGCAGCGATGCGGTTGGCGTAGTCGAACTTGTAGGTGTCGAAGCCTGCGACCATGCCGACCAAGCTGCGCTCGTAGGCTTTGTCTGACTTGGCGTTGCCGAAGGAACGGCTGGCCTGAGACAAGTTACCGGCCAAGCCGTTGTAGTCGCGGCTGGACAAGCCCAAGAAGCGGTCGTAGTCTGGCACGCCTTGTTCGTTCATGATGGCATCGCACAGGGCCACGTCATCGTAGTCGCCAGCAGCGGTAGACACGGGAACCACCAAAGTGCCCTGGGCAGCAGCGTTGGCCATGATGGCAACGTTGATGTCGGAGGCCAGCTTTTGCTTGGCGGATTCGCCCAGACGGCCTTCTTGCAAAGCGTCGCGCAGTTCGAGGGTGGTCATTGTCCAAGGCACGGACTTGCCAAAACCGATTGTCGAAGGAACCGACAACTGGGTCATGTTCTGGTACGTCACGGGAGTGCCGGGCGTGCTGTTCTGCGACTGAGCGATATAAGGCTGTGGACGCCAGATGGTGTCGTTGGTACGGGCCATCTCGGTCTGGTTTGTGTTGTACACGCTGACGTGACGCGACAGGACCAGGGAGTCTTGGAAGCCTTCGAGGATGTCTTCAAAGGCGACGCGTTCTTCTTTGGAAAATGCATTAGACATTTTGTGTTCCTAAATTAAAAAATCACTTGGAAGCTGCTTTTTTCTGCGCTTTGTACTGGATGACTTTCGTCATGTTGCCAGTGCGGGACGCTTCTTCTCGCAGCCGTTCGAGGGTTGAGTCCACCGCCCCAGAGACTCGGCCAGTTCCTGACACGATTCTTTCGGGCGGCGGGGCTGCCTTGCGGTTGGTAACTTTCAAGTCTTTCTCCAGTTTCGCTACCGCAAAGGCAAACTTTACGGGGTCTTTGATGGCGGCCAGCTCTTGCGCCTTCTTGGGGTTTTTGCCGAGTGCGTAAACGACGAGGGCGGGGTTATCCGCACCTTGCAGCATGACGCCTTGCTGGGTGACGTTAAACAGTTCCTGGGCCACGGCCTCGGCGTCGTCAAAGTCTTTGACTCGCAGCTCGGCTTTCGCCTTGCCGTAGCCATCCAGTTTGGCTTGCCAGGCTTTCTGCTGATTCATAACTTCAGCTTCTTGCTTGGCGTTGGCTTCGTCGGCTTTGCGCTTGCGCTCAAACCAAGTGGCCAGTGCTTCCTCGAACTTGTCGGCGTCGTAATCGTGATCTTCCAACTTGGGCTTTGCCCCGAGCACGACCGGCTTGGTCTCAGTCTGTGCGGTGGTTTGCAGCTTGGTTTGGAGTTCGCGGTTCTGGCGCTGGAGTTCTCGGTTCGTCTTGCGTAGCTCTCGGACCCATTCAGGTGCGTGTGCTGGTTCTTCGGGAGGCGGCGCTTCCTCACCAATGGAGACTACAACCTCGTCTGACTCTTCGCTTTCGTCTTGGGCTTGGGCCTGCTCACCGTCGGCTTGCGCCTCGGGCTGCTCGGTGGCCTCGTCCTCGATGACTGCGGTGTCGTCGTTCGTGGTGTCGTCGTCCTGATCTGCCTTTGTGTTCATCGTTGACCCTGTGAAACTCACCCATTGAAACGGCTGGGTGGAAACCGTATGTGTGCAATTGTCACCCAATTGTGGGCTGATTGACAACTGGCTGTGTTTGTTGCTGAACAAAGCCGCCGATTTGTTCCGCCAAGTTCAGCGCGTGGTCTTGAGAATCCATGTCCACGTTGCTAAGGGTTTCGACGGTTTTGGCCCGGCTGAGTTCTGCGTCTGCGATGGTCTTGACGGTGGTAGCTCGGGCCTGGGCTGCTTTGGCTGTGGCTTCTTCGGCTGCGGCCTGCAAGTACATCGCGTTCGGGTCTTGCGGCTGGCCTTGCATCTCGGCCATGAGTTCCTGGGCCTCGTCATCCGTGGGCTTGACCACGCCCATGCGCAGGAGCTTCTTGCGGAAGTAGGCATTGGCGTCGCTGATGCCCTCGCCTTCCATATTCATCATGGCCATGGCTGTGATGACCTGCTGCGTCTCTGGGTCGGCTGTGATCTGGAGCATTCCGGTCAGGGCGCGGACTGTGGCCTCGCGCTTGCTGGTGCTGGATGGTCCGACTTCGGCCACCACATCAAAAGTGGCAGAGCTGAGGTCGTTTTCCATAACGACTTCGCCGGTTTCCTGGTCAATGCTGGGCTGCATGAGTTCGACCATCCCGGCCTGGCCTGTGGGGGCAATAGTCTTCATCTTGCGCTTGTCTTCGATGTAGACCTCTTTGGCCATGGAGAGCCAGATCTCGCCGCAGCGCTTCATGCCCTTGGCGAAATTGCTCATGTAGATGAAGGCCTGCATGTCCACGCGAGTCTGGATCATCTCCACTGCCTTGCCTGACATGCCGCTGACCATCTTGTCTGCGCCCTGGGGGTTGCCCAAGATGTCTTGCATGTCGGTTTCGGTGATCTGCAAGAGCGCAGCCATGGCTGGTGGGATGTTGGGGGCGCGAGTGTAGGCAACTGGGCCCGAGACAGCCTGGTTGCCGTTCTGGTCGGTGATCGGGTTGATGAGCAGATACGGGTAGTCTTTGAGGTTGTCTTCGGACCACATGACCTGGTGGCCTGCGACCTGCTCTGGGGTCAGGATAGGCTTTTCCACCGATGATAGTGCGCTGATCTCACCCAGCTTGGAAAGCTGCATGTTCTTGAGGCGCTGGGCGTCTTTGGCCAAGCGGACGTGGCCCATGCAACGCTCGATGTTGTCCACAAACCAGCGCTTGCCGTAGACGACAACGATCGGAATGCACTTGCCTGCGATGTAACCAGCATCCTCCAAGACCCTGCCGCCGGACATGATGTATTTGTGCACGCGTTTGCGCTTGACGCGCTTCTGGCGCACCTCGACCGTGCCGATGGCCGCGAGGGTTTCTTCCAGGGTCTCGTCATTGGCGAAGTCGGCCTGCGTGTAGCGTTCTTCTTCGCCTGCGATGTTCTGGAAGATGCGGATGGTCTCGGTCTTTTCCTCGACTTTGTAATACTCGGCCACATAAACCACATCTGGGGTGCACCAGTCGAATTCGTACTGGTGGATGACTTTGGGCCAGTCGGTGGGGTCGTCGCCCCAAGTGTCTTTGTAGGCTTGGCGCGTCATGCTGGTGACGACGTAGCAATACTTGGCGTCGGACTTGTCCTGGCGCTTGGCCCCGAGGTCGAAGAACACCGAGCTGTCAGCGTCGAAGATTGGCTCGATGCGAATGCGCTGGCGGTCGTCTTCGTCGTTCTCCTCGTCTTCGTAGACTGTGCGCAAACGCCATGCGCCGATGCCGCCGCCGACTGCCTCTTCAAAGGCGTTGTCGTAGGCCTCATCTGCGACGGATGCCTGCTCGTCTGCACGATACAGACCGTCGCAGACCTCGGCCAGCTTGTCGTTTTCCTGGCCGTCCTTGCTGACGTAATCGACCGTGATGCGGTTGTTGCGGTACTCGTTGATGATGCGAATCACCGAGAGCATGATCTTGTTGACCTCGAACTTGGGTTTGTTCTCGTACTGTTGTTCGAGTGGGCCTTCCCACTGAGCGCCAGCGAGCGAGTAAAAGCGCCTGTCTTGGAGGCATTGCAAGCGCTCGTCGCGGAGGGCTGTTTGTACGTCGTCAAACTGCGCCAGGGCTTCTGAGTGCAGGTTGGCAAGGCGTTGGTCGTTGCTCATTCGGGCCATGGGGATTTCCTCAATTTGTGCGATTGTCTCACCAACGCTTGGCGTTGGCGATAGGGGTGAAGGTGGCTGGTTTGGATGCACCAGCCCGGCGCACGGCTTCGCAGGCGTAGCGCAGGGCGTCGATAACGTGGTTCTTTTTGTCCTCCAGCACGGGCAAGATTTTGCCTGTAAGGGGGTCGGTCTTGTAGCTGTAGAGGGTGAGCTCGTCGATGGTGTGGATGCAGCGGGAATGCACCACGATGTCGTAGTTCTTGAGAAACTCGATGCCTTCCTCCACCGATCGTGGCCCTTTGACCGCTGTCATGATCTTGGGAAAGCCGTTGCGCTTCATGTGGCTGATGGTCTCGGGCCTGGCTGAGTCGGCCACGATGGGCCACTTCTCGGCCTCGGGCACTTGCATGAACAGCTCTGGGGTGTTCACGATCTCGCAGCCGACCATGTAGGCCTCGTAATCAATGTAGAGCGTGCGCCCGATGATGTGGCAGCGCACTAAGGTGGTGGGGTCAACTGCGAAGCCCCAGTCAGCGCCGAGGCGGTGGATGGCGTCTGGTGGTGCGTCGAAGTCCTCGACCCGCCAGTTCTTAAACACTCGGGTATTGCTGTTGGTGACATAGCCACCCATCCAAACGTGCTGGTATTTGTCTGGGTCTCTGCGCTTGTCGTATTCCATTTCGTCGCGCAGGACGTCAGGAAACCACGGGTTGTCGGTGAAGTTGACCTTTAAGACCTGGGCGTCTTTGGGTGGCGTTGGGCCACGGAGCAGGTGGTCTACCGGGTCGGATTGCAGGCGCGGGTTCCAGGTAAACCAGAGTTCGGACTCGGGCTTGCGAATGGTGGGGCGCAGCAGATCAAGGCTGGTTTGGCTGAGGCTTTGGGCTTCCTCCACCCAGGCGCAGTCGTAGCCTTCCAGCGACTTGATGCTGTCGGCGGTGTGGTTTTGCATACCCTGGAAGATGATCGCCCCGTCGCCCTTGCGGGATTTGATGACGGCATCCTGCACCTCGAAATAAGCGCCGGCATTCATAGCCTCGATCTTGGTCTCCAGCAGGCGTTTGACGGACTGGTTCAAAGACTTTTGGATTTCGCGCACGCAAACCGAGCGCCGCTTCTGGTCCATGATGTGGGCCTCGATCATGAGCTCGGCAAACATGTGGGACTTGCCCGAACCCCGGCCACCCCATGCGCCTTTGTAGCGGCTTGGGTTGAGCAGGGGCAGCGCCCACTCTGGGGTGGGGAGTTGCAAGACCTTACCCATTCTTGACGATCACCCGTTCGATCTTGGCGAACTCCAGGGGAGCGCCATCGGCCCCGGTGAGCTCATGCTTCTGGGTTTCTGCCCAGCGCATTTGGGTCTTGCTCCACCAGATGGCTGCTGTGGTGTCGCCTGCCATGACCTTCTGAAATAGGGTTTTCCCTACCTGGGCGTTGGCTTTGGCTTTGCCTGATTGCAGCTCGGTGGCGAAGTGAGCACGCAGCGTGTCAACGTGGATGCCGTCACGCACCAGCACGGCGATCTGCTCAATGGGAAGGCCGTAGCCTGACAGGGCTTCAACCTGTTTGCGCTCAGCATCGGTGGGGACAAAGGCTGGGCGGCCAGCGCCTGGACGTGCGCCGCCATTGGAGCTGGGCTTTTTTAAAGGGGGTTTTTCAGTTTTGGCCATGGTCATATTTTCTGAAAAGTATTTAATTGTGTGAAATTGTGTGAAATTGTGTAGTATGCTCAAACCATCAACAGGAGCCGCCATGCAAACCAAACTCTCTACCCTGCAAACTGCCTTTGATGCAGGTAATTTCAAAAAAGCTGTGGCCATTGCTGCAAAATTTCCAGAACTTGGCAAAGAGCGCAACGCCATATTGGATGCGCACACGGCATTCACGAACCCACGCTGGGTGGTTGGCCTAGGCAAGAGTGTGGACAAGTGCATAGCGGATGGCGTTGAGGCTTTACGCACCCGCTATGGTTTTTGAATGGAGCGTGTCGGTCGGTACTGCCCCGCCCAGTTCCGAGGGGTTCTCGGAGTCCTGCTTTTTGACACGCGTAATCTTTTCGCCTTTATACATGGATGCGCCCATGTCGCTGATTTTTGAGAATGGTAGCACAGGCACCGTCAAATGCGCACGGGCATCTTGGTTTAAAAAATAAATGTAACGCAACTGGAAACCGGGTATTACCACACCGCCCACGGCTTTTGTGTATTCCTTGAAATTGTATTTGCCACCAGTGATGTCGTAGTAACTGCGGCCACCAAGTTCGGGCCTGGCTGACGATGGGTTGCTTTCCAGTGTCATTTTGTGAATTGCGCTTCCGTTTGGCAATCGAATGATGTTTTCGGATTTCACCAAACCAGTCAAAACAAATCCAGCAGCACGATAGATTGTTCCATCACCGCATTGAGTGCCATCGCTGAAACTGATAACCCATTGAATGTGTGGATAGTGTTTTTTAATCAAACGAAAAACCACAGCCATTGCGCGGCTCTCGCTATTGCGTGGCAAAACGTCGCTGAATGCCATGCGATTCAACTCAATAAAATCATTCCAGCCGGTGTTTTCGACCAAACCTTGGATTTTTCGTTTATCGAGTGACGGACCAAACTGCATGGCACCCTCAAGCCGTCCATTCAAAAACACGCCAAAGTGCAACTGGCTGTTTTGCACCACCTTGCCGCTGTAGTGGATGCGCTTGACCACGGCATTGGCTGCCTGCGCGGTGATTGGCTTGACGATGATGTCTTTAGCGTTTGCCATTACGCGCTTCCAGCCATTGGTGGCAAATCAGCGCCAGGGCGTTGCCGTTGGTGTTTTCGTTCAGGCCTGTATCGGCCAGCGGGTTTGTGCGTGCAAGCGTGATGGCGTTGTCCACCACCTCGGCTTGGTCATCGTGCAGCGTGAAGGTTTTTTGCTGAAACGGCTCCTTGTCGCCGTCCTTGAGTTCTGGCATTTCGGCCTCGGCATCGTCGTCAAATTGAAGCGCATTAACTTCTTCGGCGCTGAAACCCGACAAATCAAGGTCAAACCCAAGTTCTTTGATTTCGGCCAGTTCTAAGCGCAACATCTCATTGTCCCAACCTGCGTTCATGGCCAGTTTGTTGTCGGCAATGACGTAGGCACGTTTCTTGGCATCGCTCCAGCCTTTGGCCACCATGACCGGGACTTCGGTCATCTTGAGGCGTTGGGCTGCTAGGGTGCGACCGTGGCCGGCAATGATGCTGCCGTCCTCATCGACCAGAACAGGTGTGGTCCAGCCCCACTCTTTGATGCTGGCTGCCAGCTGGCTAATCTGCTCGTCGGAATGGGTGCGGCTGTTGCGTGCGTAAGGCGTGAGGCGGGAGATGTCCCACTTTTCCACTTTGTCTGCTGGATTGGCCATCAAAATCCCCCATTGCGGGTGGTGGTGCAGGTAACGCTGCCATCCCAGTTTCTCACGCATCGGGTGGTGGTTTGGGCTTGGGCTGCGAAAGACAGGATGAGGACTGCGATTGTGAATAGGGTTTTCACGGTTACTCCTTTGGGTTAAATGGTGGATGGCCTCGCCGCACTGTGGACAAGAACATGGATTGCGACTCTTTCCGGGTAATTTGCGCTTCCCCGTTCTCTAGTACCGTGCTGCACGCTGTTGGCTCTCCGGGATTCCCCAGAGGTCGCCTTACCATCACGACTGAGGACTGTTAGCCCGACTTGGCGAGAGCTGCGGTTTTGTCGGTTTATGCCTTGCAGCAAGCCATTTATGCCAATCCTCATGCGTGAAAGTGCCGGTTACGTCTCCGGCGTCTGCTCTAGCAGACCGTAGTTTTATCATTGTACACGCTGCAAGATTTTTTTGCAAAAATACGGCGTTCAGTCAATCGATTTTTCCTTTTTCATTGATGCCGCTGCCGCCCGATAGTGTTTGGCCAGTTCGATCAAGCCTTCGTGAGAGTAAGGCGGGAATGTGTTTTTCCCGTGCGTTGCCTTTTTCGTAAAAAGTGCGGCCTCTGCGCTCATTCCTGAATTGACCCGGCGAGCAATAGTTGCTCCACTTAAAAAACCGCCTGTAAGACGCGCCCACTCTTGCGCAGTCAAAGTTACATCGCCAAACGTAATCGCATGGTTTGACTTAAATTTGTGTCGCTCTGGGTATGACCTGTAAACATTGCACGATCGGCAAAGGGGGCGAAGATTGGACGCTTGGTTGTTTTTTGGATCGTTGTCGATGTGGTCAATGTGCACCGTTTTCCAATTGACTGCTGCTCCGCACAAAGTGCAAGAGCATATCGAAAAACCGAAAATACCAAATGCAACCTTTCTGTGCTCATAGACGTATCCGTTACTGTGAGCAAGTGGGTGCTTTGGATCATGAACAAGTTGATATCCTCTGCCCGGCATTGTAATTTTTGGCCTGGCTTTTGCCCTTACTAATTCCGTGATGCCATATCGCATTTTCCTAAAATAATGCTTTTGGCAAAGGCAGGCAGCCTTATACTTTGCTTCGTTTTCGCAACCGTTCACACAGCAATTCATAAATTATTTTCCTTCAAAATTCGATTGGTTTCCGCCCTGTAGTGCCTAGCTAACTCAATCAAACCCTCTTTGCTGTACTTGCGCACAGTATTATCTGCCTCGATCTGCTCAACCCGAGCTAAGCCAATGCGCTCAATCAAGCCTCGGCGGTATGCGACATGATTCCCACCTAAATGATTGTTGCAATACTTTGTTTGCCCGTGAACATTATCCTCTACAAATCGCATATGTGGGGCACTTCCAACGCTTCTGTAATGTCCAGCGTCAAATGTGTTTGGTTCTGAACCTAATGGCTTGCCACAACAAATACAGGGTTTGCCCGCATCTCTTGCCCGAATGAAGGAATTGAAGGCTGTTTGCGCTTTCTTGGTGAGCTGGGGCTTGGTTTGCATCGCATCCAGCTTTTGGCGGGTTTCCTTGCGGTCTTTTGCCTGTTCCTTGGCTTGGGCCTTGTCTGTGGCTTTTCTTGCCAGTGTGAGGGCGCATGGTGGGCTGCATACCGTTTGCAGGGGTCTGGTCTTGGTGTAGGCGCACTTGCAGACCTTGCACTTGGCTGGTTTGGTCATTTGACACCCCTGTCATCCAGCCAAAGCATGAACAGCAAACAGCATCCAGCGTGGGCCAGATGGTGCAGACCGCTTTCCGGGTCGATCTTCTCGCCGTCACGCCAAGCGTGGACATGCCGCATTAAAGCATCGTAGTAACGCTCCGGGCCTCGATCAACGTGCTGCCAGTTGTTCTCCGTGTACTTTGCTGCACCGAACTCCAGCACGGCAATGATCTGCTGGACGGTTCCGGCAGGCAGGAGACTCCAGCGCGGCTTCTTTCCGTCGTGCTTGGTTCCAATCATGTGATCTCCCCGGTGTCCTGGTCGACATATTCTGGCGCTGTGAATCTCACGCCCTGCTGCGCACCAAAGGCCTCGATCAAGTCCTGCAACTCGGCCATTTCGGATTTCGTCATCTTGCTGGTGGACTTGCCAAGCACCACAAAGCCACCATCGATGCCAGGCACGACGTCCTGCTTGGATAGGCTGGCCGTAAAGACGTGTTTCCATTCCTCTGGTGTCAACTTGCGCCCGTACCAGTCAACTTGCTTTGAAACGTCGGTCAGCATGGCCCACATTCTTGCGTTAGCTTGCAGGCTGCGGGTTTCGGATTTAACTTCCACGGTCATCCGGTGGCCAGCAATGATGGCTGCTTTGATTGCTGGCCAGATGGTCATCGTGAGGGCTTTGTGGGCCTGCACTGGTTCAAACATGGTCAATGTCAGGCGGTTCATTTGTGGCCTCGCTGCATTGCTTTTACCCAGCACTTGGCGCAGTGCCACTTTTGGCGCAGCTCAATGCCACCCAGCGGCTCTTTGGCCAAATTGCACAAGTCACACTTGCGCAGTTTTTGCGCTTTTGCAGTTTCGTCATTGCTGATAGTCAGGCGTTGCATGTCAGGACTCTCCAAGCTGTTGCTGCACACAATGGAACTTGTCCGTTTCCAATGGCTTTAAGTCTGTCCACCCTAGCGGCCACCCCATCAACCACTCGTAATGATTCGGGGTAATCTTTCCAAATGCTGTTGTCCATGTTCGGCATCCAGCGTGTTTCTGCATTGACTTCGCAAGGAAGTTTGCCATCGTTGTCGGCGTATGCAAGTAACCAAAATCTTTCCCGAATGTGGTCAGCACCCAAGTCTTTCGCTGATAAGGAAATTGCTTTGGTTTTGTAACCCATTGATTCGCAGTCGTCTGCCGCTTGGTCAATTGCAACTCTGCTAACGTTTTCGGCAAATATGTACCTGGGAGCGACATCTGCCACGATTCTCCGCATCTCAGGCCAAAGGTCGTCTGCTGTATTTTTTCCAGCCGCCGCTGTGGAATAGGCTTGACATGGAAACCCGCCCGAAACAACATCAACAATTCCTCTCCAAGGTTTTCCGTCAAAGGTTTGTACATCATCCCAAATCGGGAAAGGCGGGAGAAGTCCGTCATTTTGTCGGGCGCACAAAACGCTTGCTGGGTATGGCTCCCACTCAACGGCGCAGACTGTTCGCCATGCGAGAAGTTTTCCCCCAAGTATTCCGCCACCAGCGCCTGCGAATAAAGCCAGCTCATTCATATCACTCCTTCGCGGACTGCGATCCAGCACTCGTCAAGGCTGAGGGGGGTTTCGTCAATGCCTGGCGCACGGATTCCAAGATGCGCTCCCGGCCAGGGTTGCCCGGGAATCGTTCGATGGCCGCCAGCATTGCAGCTGCTTGCCTCTTGTCCGGCTTTGCGCTCAGCACCAGCCTTGAGCAGCACTCCACGCATTTGAAGAAGTACGTTCCACTGTGTGGCCGTTGTTTCGATGATTCGCATTGTTTGCATGTCATGCCTCGCCCTTGTACTGTTTTCGCAGCTCGGCCAGTTTTGCCAGTGCGATTTTTTTGTTTCTCTCAATCTCGGCTTTCTCTTTTTGTGTCATTTGCTTTTCGATGGCCATGACAGGTTTTCTTGGGATTGCAGGGCCGGTGTTGCAAAGGTTCCTGAACTTGATGGCATTTGGCACAAAATCACCTTCTAGCTTCTCAATGGCATAGTCCATGCTCGGCCTGTAGGTCAGGAAAGAGCTAAGTTGCTTTTTCCACTCTTGCCGCACGAAGCCTGGATCAATGCCATCAAAGTGTCGGTTGAACGTAGCCCCAAAAATGGCCATCATTCGGCCAAAGATGTAATCCAGACCTTGGTCTGGTGTGCAGAAATCAGTTTCCAAGTAGGTTGACATGGTTGTCACCTCCGATAAGTCCACGGGTCAGGCCAGAGGCCACGCGCTGGTTCATTTGCCCGGTCTGGCTCAGGTTCTTATCTGCCACCCAATCGGCTTTGAATGACTGCCAGTTGCGGGTGATGCACTCACGAAGGGCTGCATCCAGTGGCCAGCCTGCTTTGTCTGCCTCACGTTGAATTCCATCAATGACGGTCTGCGTGACCTGGGCTTTCTTTGCCTTGCGATGTTTTACAAAATCTTGCCAAACAGAATCAGAAACGCCGTGAGGCGTTGCAACGACAGTTGCTTTTTCTTTTATTGGTTTATGGTTATTGGTTATTGGTTCTTGGTTAGCATCAAAAACAGTAGCGTTCGGATTGCGTTCGCTATGCGTTCGCATTGCGTCTGCATTTTTCCAGCGTGCGTTCGCAGAGTTTCGTGCTTTTTCTGCTTTTGAGTGATATTCCGAAATCTCTTTGTCGCAGCGTGTGTGATGCCACCCATCCGGAGTTTCAGTGAAAAAGTGCCGCATAAGCAAACGCACTGTTTTTTCATCCGTTCGCATTGCAAACGCAACATCTTCAAAGTCTGAGGTGATCGGTGATTCGCTGGTGTAGTAGGCCCACAGCATCCGGAGATATGTGGCCAACTGGTGATCGTCAAGGTGCGTAGTGTCCTTAATGAAATCACCTATGTGGTGCTGGTAATAGTGCATTTTTCCCAATCTCAAGTCCCTCTCAGAAAAGACTTACGGCAGGCGGAGAGGGTTCGCTTTTCGGGTGGGTAGCTACTCCCACCCTAGCCGGGTCTTGTATCACTTTACCTCAGACAACAAGGTCGTTCAAGTGCTTTCGAAAAGCCAGTCCAAACTTCTTTTCAAGCACTGGCCGCCACTTGTGTGCCACGCCGTTCTTGGCCCAGGCCTGCACGGCAGGCCCATTCACGCCCTCAAGGGTTTTGGCCAACTTTGCGTAGCTGCCTGCTTGCTTGTGGGCGAAGTGGTAGACCTGAAGGTAATAAGTGTCATCTTTTGTCATGGGTTGGACTATAACAGAAATTTGCAACAAGCAAGAAAATTTATTTTCGATGAATTTATAAAATTATTTTGCATTGGTGTATGATACGTTTCACCACAACCAACCACAAAAGGTAAACGCGATGGAAATCAAGCAAATAGCAGCATCTCTGGTGAAAGCCCAGCGCGAATTCGGGCCAGCCCTGAAGACGAAGAACAACCCACACCTCAAGGCCAAGTATGCGGATCTTGGCGATTGCGTCGAGGCGGTCATTGATGGCCTGAACAACAACGGGATCATGCTGATGCAGCAGACGCACGAATGTGAATCTGGCATATTGATTGAAACCCTCTTCATCCACGAATCTGGCGAGGTGTTCTCAGCAGGCAAGCTGCATGTTCCAGCGGTCAAGCATGACGCGCAAGGGTACGGCAGCGCCCTTACCTATGCCCGCCGCTACAGCCTGATGGCAGCCTGCGGTATTGCACCAGAAGACGACGACGGCCAGGCCACCAGCAAAAAGACACCAAAGCAGCTGGACGGCTATCCAGAATATGAAGATCAGACCCTACAAGCCATGCGCGACGCTGCCATGCAAGGCGAGAAGGCTCTTTCCGATGCGTTCATGGCTTTGCCCAAGTCAGCACACAAGGCAGCCTTCTGGCAAGCCCAAGGCCTAGCTCTCAAGAAGGCAGCCAAGACAGCAGACACACAAGGGGCAGCAGCATGAGAGTCATCACAGCAGATCAAGGCACCGATGAGTGGAAGCAGGCGCGTGTTGGCGTGCCATCCGGCTCCAAGTTCAGTGACATCATGGCCAAGGGTGGCGGGGCAACCCGCGCCACCTACCTGACGGCCTTGGCTTTGGAGCGCATCACCGGGGTGCGCGAAGAATTCAAGACCACGTTTGCAATGGAGCAAGGCACAGAGCGCGAGCCTTTCGCACGATCAGCATATGAGGCACACACAGGCCAATTTGTAACCGAGATTGGCTTCTGCATGCACGACGCGCTACAGGTCGGTGTCAGCCCTGACGGTCTGGTCGGCAAAAACGGCATGACCGAATACAAGTGCCCAATGCCCAAGACCCACTTAGAGTATTTGCGCCTGGAGGCAGGAAAGTGCCCAACAGCTTACCGCTGGCAGGTGCAAGGTCAGCTTTGGGTGGCCGAGCGCGAGTGGTGCGACTTCGCGTCCTACAACCCAGACTTTCCAGAAAACGCCCAGCTCATCATTCGCCGGGTGCTGCGTGACGAGAAGGCCATCAAGGAGCTGGAGACCGAGGTTATTAAGTTTCTGGAAGACATCGAGCGCGAGGTCGAGTTCATCCAGTCTTACAAGGATGCAGCATGAGCAAGTACACACCGGGGCCGTGGCAGTTGTCCGAGGCCGTATACAAAGAGGGGTTCGGCACTTATCGGCGTGTTGAGCAGGTTCAGGAATTTGGGGACGTTGTTGCTTCCGTCTGCATCCGTCATGCAGTGAACCACACACTGGATGCCTGCGGAGACGCAAACGCCCGCCTGATCGCCGCAGCGCCTGATCTACTGGAGGCGATCAGAAAGCTCAAAGCGATGTGCGTAGATTTCGGTGCACACACAGCCTGCGAAGTCGCCAGCGCCGCAATCTTCAAAGCAACAGGAGAGCAACCATGAAACACCAAATCAAGAGCCGCTACACAAACGAACCGCTGTTTGAATGCGACTTGCCCGACGACACCCCCGCAGGACTGGGCACCCGTCACGCTTTGGAAAAAGCTACCTCCGCCGGGGCCAACCTCGCCGGGGCCAACCTCGCCGGGGCCTACCTCGACGG